CTGCATGGACATCTTGCCTACGCTGGGCAAGGTGGATGCGGTGATTACTGACCCGCCTTATGGGATTGGGTTTTCTAAGTCGCCATCTAAATGGAGTAGGGATAATGTTGGTAGAGAGGCTTCTGATTGGGACAGTAAAGCGCCAGACATTAAATGGCTTCTAAACATTGCTCCGCAAGTAATGGTTTGGGGTGGAAATCATTTTGACTTGCCGCCTATGCGTGGTTGGCTTTCTTGGATAAAGCCCCCAGGATTGCCGTCTTATGGCTCTGCTGAATTGTGTTGGACAAATGTCGATATGCCAGTACGCCATTTTGAGTGTGGGCGGGTTACTGAAGATAAATGGAATCACCCTACACAGAAGCCTCTGCCACTGATGACATGGTGCATAGAAAAGCTGAAGGGATCGCCTCAAACCATCCTCGACCCGTTTATGGGCAGCGGAACAACAGGCGTAGCGGCTATCCAGCTAGGCCGCGAGTTTATCGGCATTGAGCGTGAACCTAAGTATTTTGACATTGCTTGCAAGCGTATTGAACAAGCGGTGGCACAAGGCCAATTGTTTGCACCAGAATCAGTTAAGCAAATTCAAACAAGCCTTTTATGATTGTTAAACATAAGTACATCAGAAGCAAGAAGCTGTTAAAGCTGGTGGCCGGTCTGGACTGCCAGGCTTGCGGATCTGGTGAGATGGTGCAAGCTGCCCACACCAATTGGGGCGGCGGCAAAGGCAGAGGGATCAAGGCTGATGACAATTTGGTTGCTGCCCTGTGCCTAAAATGCCACTATGAAATAGACCAAGGGGCAAAGTTAAGCAAAGAAGAAAGAATGCAGATGTGGCAAAAAGCCCACGCTAGGACTGTTAACTCTTTGCGTTCTGTTTGGCCTGTTGACATTCTTTTACCGGCTGATCTATAATTTGCTGGTCAAGTGCTGGCACACAAGACAAACATGAGGCCATTTTCTCATGCGTTATCCCTTAAAAAAGGAAATGATGTGCCAGCATCAGAACGCAGTAGAAAGTGGCTTTTTTGCGTTCCAGTGCCGATTGCTGATGACGAAACAATGCACCAATGTCGTGGTGGCTATCGAGGAAAGCGATGCGCTTACTGACAAGCCAGCGCGTGAACTTGCTAGGGGTATCACAGGAACAGAGCAAACGTGGTGATGTGACGGCTAGCCCAACGATATGAGGGCGCTCTGGAAATCTAACCTAGACCTTATGGGTGCAGTAGTCTGAATAAGATGGCTGAAGTCGGGGATATCATCCGCTTGGCTTGTCCTATGGGAAATGCTAAAATAAAACAAGGAGAATCATCATGGCTCAAGATAAAGATGTTGCAGACTTTATTTCCACCCTGCTGCACAGTGGGACAGTCACGCATTTCATGCACTTATCCACAGACTCTTTTGCTGTTCACATGGCTCTTGGTAGCTACTACCCTGCAATTGTTGAACTGGTTGATAGCTTTGCAGAGGCTTACTCTGGTGCATACCAGAAGATCAAGACCTTCCCTGAGAACTTCCATAATGCCAAAGACCCTGTGCGGTACTTAGAGGGCATTTGCGATTACGTCAAAGACAACAGAAAAGCAATGCCGGATGACAGCCAGCTACAAAACATCATTGATGAGATTGCAGCCCTGATTGACTCAACGCTGTATAAGCTGACGCTGAAATGATCCGAATCTTTGCCGGATACGACCCAAGGGAAGCTATTGGCTTTCACGTTTTCTGTCAAAGCCTGATCGAGCGCACTAAAGAGCCGGTAGCCATTACGCCTTTCTACGGCAAGCAGCGGGACGGCACAAACGCCTTCATTTATCAAAGATTTCTAGTCCCGTATTTCACGGGCTTTAAGGGCAAGGCAATCTTTATGGATGCCAGCGACATGCTAATGCTGGGCGACATAGACGATTTAAACAAGCTATTTGACCCCACAAAAGCCGTTCAGGTCGTTAAACACGACTACAAGACCCAGCACCCTCGGAAGTACATTAATACGCCTATGGAGGCTAAAAACGAGGACTACCCCAGAAAGAACTGGTCAAGCCTAATCCTGTGGAATTGTGAGCATCCGCGCAATAAAGTGTTAACCCCTGATTTTGTAGATGACCACAGCGGCTCAGACTTGCACAGGTTTACATGGTTGCCAGACTCCTTGATTGGGGAATTGCCTAAACAATGGAATGTGCTGGTGGGCGAACAGGACAACCCAAATGCCAAGATAGCGCATTACACTTTGGGCATACCGGAGTTTTACCATTACAAGGACTGTGACCACAGCAAGCCCTGGCACTCCACCCGCAGCAGAATGCTTAATGGCCTGATAAACATGAAAGACCAGCAAAATGGCGACTGAACAACAACTTGCCCAAGCGTTAAGCCCGTATGACCCAAATTATTTGCAAAACCTAGCATTGGGTCAAGGAACGCCATCTTTGCTTGGCAACACCACAAAAGCACCTGTTAAGCAGTTTGGCAATTATGAGTTAGCACAAAACCCGTATGACAGGGATAACAACGTTCACACTGTTAGTCCTTTTATAGCTAATGAAAGTTTTGAAGATCAAAGTGTGCGTAGCAAGAAGCTAGACAATTTCTTAACAGAAGTGGTGTCTTATAGCCCTACAAGCATGGTTGTAAAAGGGTTAAACACCCTATTTGGATCGCAGCCGCCTGCGCCAGCAGTAGATGCGGGGACTTACGCTTTAGTTAACTCACCAAATGCGCCTTCATTTGGCGCAGACCAACAAGCAGGAGTTGCTGCTGCAATGCAATCAATGCAAGACGCACTTGCCGCAGACACAGCAGCAGCGCAAACACAAAGCATTTCAGACCAAAGCAGCGCAGGCGCTGACCCTTCAAGCAATTCACCGGCTGGCGGCTTTGGCGAAGGGCAATATGCTCACGGCGGCAGGGTTAACAGAAACCACCTAACCGGCCCAGACCCACAAGGCCCAGATGACGGCTACGGCGCTTTACAAGGTGGCGAATACGTCATTAAAAAGGCGGCAGTAAGAAAGTACGGAGAAGGCATGTTGGGCAAGATTAACAGTGGTAAGTTTGCTAAACGATAAGCGGGCTAGAACATTAGTATGACTGATGAAACTAAAGTAGTTAAAACTAGACCCAAGTATGGTGGGAGATCAGCGGGTGTGCCAAACAAGGTCACAGCACAGGCTAGAGAGGCCATAGCGCTGTTTGTTGATGACAATGCACCTAGACTAGCTGAGTGGCTTGATGCAGTCGCTAAGGGCGATCCTGAGAATGACGTTAAGCCAAACCCAGCCAAGGCTTTTGAGCTATTTCAGAGCGTGATTGAATACCATGTGCCCAAGCTGGCAAGGACAGAGCACACTGGCGCAGATGATGGCCCGATTGAAATGGTGGTGACATGGGCAAACGGGAAATAATCCTGCCTTACTGCCCACGGGACGCTTTCATGCCGTTCCACAATAGAACAGACAGATGGGCTTGCCTGGTAGCTCATCGAAGGGCTGGCAAGACAGTCGCAGCCATCAACGACATCATCAAACGGGCGATTACTGGCGACAAGATGGCTCAATATGCCTACATTGCCCCGTTCCGTAGCCAGGCCAAACGGGTGGCTTGGGACTATTTAAAGCACTACGCAGCGCCAATCACCAAAAACACCAACGAGGCTGACTTGCTGGTAGAGCTAGTTAACGGCGCAAAGATCATGCTGTTTGGCTCAGACAATGCTGATGCCATGCGGGGGCTGGGTTTTAACGGGGTTTACCTTGACGAATACGGCGACTTTAAGCCTAGCGTATGGGGTAATGTCGTAAGACCGTGTTTGAGTGATCGCCTCGGCTGGGCCGTTTTTGGGGGCACGCCGAAGGGAAAAAATCAGTTCCATGACATTTACAGGGTTAGCCAAGCTACGCCAGGCTGGTTTCTGACCCGTCTGCCAGCCTCAGTGTCCAAGCTGCTGCCTGACTCGGAATTGAAAGACGCTCGCGATCAGTTAAGCCAAGACCAGTACGATCAAGAGTATGAGTGCAGCTTTGATGCGGCCATTCTTGGCGCTTACTACGGCCAAGAGATGCGCCTTGCTGATGAAGAAGGCCGGATCAGGGATTTGCCTTTTGAGCCTGAAAGCCCTGTTTTTAGTGCATGGGACTTGGGCTATCGGGATGACACGGCGATCTGGTTTTATCAGGTGGTCAGGGGCGAGATCAGGGTCATGGACTATTACGCAGTCTCAGGCGCTAGCATTGAGGAGATTGCGGAGGTGGTGGTTAACAAAGGCTACCGCTACACCCGCCATTACTTACCGCATGACGCACGAGCAAAGACGCTGGCATCAGGCGGTAAGTCAATTGTCGAGCAACTGGCGGCGCATCTGGGCGGCATGGCAAAGCTGGCGATTGTGCCGGACATTGGCATTCAGGACGGCATTCAGGCGGTGCGGATGGTGCTGCCCAAGTGCTATTTTGACCCTAGCTGCGATGAAGGGCTAGAAG